ATGCTGGATGGGCCGTCTGGATTGTTCTAGATGGCGGAGAACGAATCAAAAAATATGGAGCATTTAAAAGCAAGCCACAGGGATCGAATGAAGCAGAATGGTGGGCGGCGCTAAATGGGGTTTTTTTGGCTTGCAAACATGGGGCAACGGAAATTTTACTACAAAGCGACAATACGTATGTTATTGATCGCATAAATAAAAAACCATCGTATCATAATAAATTTCTGGAAAAGAGAGACATTAATGACGTATTAATTATGGCAAGACATGTCAAAGGTCATACACAGAGACAGGATGCCAGAAGCTATGTCAATCGGTGGTGTGATCATAATGCGCGCACAGCTATGCGCCAAAAACGCGCTGAGAAGTTAAATGGGCATGGGAAATGAGCGACACGCCTCCCGTATCACTAAAATATGAAGGAAATGGTGTGTTTAAGGCACTGTCTCCGTTTCATGCAAAACGCTGCGATCAATGGTACGAACTTGGAACCGTGTATGATATGGAACCGGTTGAACCGAGATCAATGAAAAGTCATCGCCACGAATTTGCATGGCTACGCGAGGCATATCTGAATTTGCCTGAGATAATCGCAGACAATTTTATTGACGAAGAATATCTTCGAAAATTTGCGCTAATTCAAGTTGGATATTGCCATACACGGCAGTATGTTTTAGACTCTAAAAAAGATGCGGCCATGTTTGCCGCCGCATTGCGGGACGACAATCTGTACGATGTCGTTTCAGTTTCCGGCCCTATCGTAACACGATACACGGCACGGTCTCAAGCGACACGCGGCAAAGACAAAATGACGGCGACTGAATTTCAGGACAGCAAGACAAAGATCATTGGCTATATTGCTGGCATGGTCGGTGTAACACCGGAAGAGCTTGTAAAAAACGCAGGAAAGGAAGCATAATATGACCCCCGACGAAGCAATTGCCATTGTAAAATCGAAATCCGCGGGCCGCACACGGTATGACGGACAAGAGCCGTTTCTCGACGAAGTGCTTATGGCAGAAATTGAACGCCTGCGAAAACTCACGAAATGGCATCCGATTGAGACCGCACCGAAGGATGGAACTGTTGTCGATCTTTGGATTGTTGGCGGGAATGAGGATGGGAATAATATGGTAGATTTTTATTCACCAACGGCGAAGAAAATCTGCGGCAAACCGCTTCGCGCCGGAAGAGCCTGTAATTTTCAGTGG